CGCCGGATGGGACCGGCGGCCATAATAGTTTTGGATGTTTCAAGCGATGAGGAACGCGGCCCACAATTCGCCGAACTGCTTTGCGCAGTATTCGGCCAGTTCTGAAGATTTGAAGGCGAGCCGAGAGCCGCCGTTCGTGTACGAGTACGAAGAAACGTAGTTCGCGTTCGCATAAACGAGACCGCCATACGCACTCGCACTGACGCTCGCACGACCAACCACACGGCACTTCTCTTCCTCTTCAAGGTCGTTGTACTCCTGCTCGGTGAGGATATAGAACCACGGATACCACTTGCGCTGATCCTTGTTGCCCCAGTCGGGAGTCCACCCCTCGTTGAGGGCGGCCGCTACGATACGGAGTTTGAGGAACGCCACGATGTCTGCGCCGGTTTCGTCCATTTTCTTCTCTGCTTCCTCAACGATGTAGCGGTAGTGGTTTACGAGGGGATGATTGCCGAGAGCATTGCAAGCGTCCTCAAAGGTCTTGATACGCGCAGTGACGGGGCGGTTGTCGGGGGTTGCGGTTGTGAACACATCGGGATAGAGAGCGCGGAGCATCTTCTTTCCGTTTTCATCGGCTACCCCATAGGCAGCTTTGATGTCTTTTAATTCGGGATTTTTCATTGTTATTTGTTAATTAAAATGGGGTTTTCAAATATGTTTCCTATTACTTCGGAGCGATAAGCAGGGAATGAGAATGTTGATTTAGGAGAGGGTTGAATGTCGGACTTTTCTTCCATGCGACAGTCATCATAGTTGGTGCAGTTGGTAAGACGGAAACCTCCAGTGATGAAACGCACCTCGCCTACACGCCAAAACTCTCGCTGCATTTCCTCTTCGTCAATGAAAAGGACGTAAGTCATGACTATATCGCCCTCATAGACTTCTTTGCGGTTGCCGTCTTTCAAGCCAGTGTATTGACCTACGGTGTCCGGCTCAACATTCCATGCGTCCATCTTGAAGTTGTGTTTCCGTTGAACGTGAATGTTATGTTCTCCATCGCCATAAATGATGAGCGACCCATGCACCCAGTCTTGTGTGCCTTTGACTTTTCCTCTGAATTTTATTTCTCTCATATTCTATTTCAAGTTTGATTTCTTATAATTCAGACGTTCTTGCAACAAGGGGAGAAAGCCGTCATACCGAGGATTTGTGGGGTTATCGAGACAAAGTTTGATAGCACGTTCAAGATGCTCAATAGTCATACTTGAAATATTGATACCCGATGCCCAATATCTCCAAACTTTGTTCTTTAATGCTCTTTTTCGGTTTTGATTTTCTTCTTCCTGCTTTAACTGCTTTTGTCTTTCGTATGTCTGCCGACTTAAATCAGCAGGGCGAAGTCTTGGCCCGTAAATCAAATAGTCGGAATTGTCTTCAAAGTAACTCATACCATTATTGATTTAGAGGAAATAGATTTTGTCGGCACGCCTATGTTTAGCAAGCCATTCAATCATTTCAATGCACGCTTGAATTGGATCGGCGGATTCATGGTAGCACATCGGCGTCTCACCAAATTGGTAAGAGATGCCCCACACACAGTTACCATTATCGGTGAGTCGTGTGGAAAGTCTTAATTCGGCCTTTAATGATCCTATCTCGATGCGTGCTGGCAATACGGATGTGAGTAATGCAGATAAAGACCATGCAGGAATGTCACCGGGGTAGAGTTCATATTCTCCATGTCGGATTAAAAGTATATGTTCGCCTTGTCGTTTCTGAGATACTGTTACTGGAACTTGCCAAAACATATCTGCGGTCTTCGTGTCAACGCCGTAACAAATCAACCGATTGCTTTGATAAATGTTAGATGCTGTAAGTGCTTTCATCTTTCGTTGAGTTTATCAAGTAATTCAGTTGCTTCGTTGAGGGCAAACTCCTTGTCATCCTCAAAGGGGAATGACTTGATAAGGCAGTAGCACACGGTGTCAATATGCTCTCCGGCGTAGGTTGATACGCGGATATAAACTTTCATATTGACGTTATAGGCATTGCCGAGTTCGTCCTCTTCAACTTCATAGTATCGGTCATACTTTGAAGAGTCGGCGATTTTGTCCAAGCGGTGGTTTAGTTTCTTGATTTCATCTTTTTGCTTTGCCACACGATTGGCTCTGCGTTTGCTGATATACATACAGCGTCCGAGGAAGAAAGCCAGTACCACGGCAAGGCAGATAGAAATGATAGTTACTGTAGTCATTGTTGAGTTTTGTTTTTGATTGTAATCTGAATATCCATTGTGATGTTGTCAACCTTTTGGAGGAGGGATAAGACGTTTTTCACCATATCCGCGACACCGAGGCGTTCAGCGGTATCCTTGTCAACACCTTTCATCCACCAGTAGGCACGTTCGGCGCAGTGGTTGGTCTGCTCCACGGAGAGAAGTGTGCCTGCAACATCGGAGTTGTTAATTTCTTTATCCATAATTTGATAAGATTATCGGCGAGACTCGCCGGGGCAGTCTATGACATTAAAGGTCTTGAAGCGGTCAACCGTGCGCCCAAAGGCATCTTTGCGCTTGAATGTATCGCCCAGTTGCTTGACGTTGAGATTTGTCGTGAGGTAAGTGAACCGGCGGTCAGAAATGGCAAGATTAGACCACAATTCATTGCGAGCGTGGAGAAAATCATTCATTACCGAGAGGGTGTCAACTCCATAGAACGGGGCATTGTCCATACCAATATCGTTGAGGCAGATATGGTAAGGGTTGATTTGGAAGCCGCGCAAATCTTCTTCGTTGTAGGTGTATAGATCCATGTTGTTGTGCAGCTTGTAATGGTTGACAACCTGTGTGACCGATACACACTGGAAGTAGCGAGGATTGCCCACGCGCCGGAGATACTCGGAAAAAATCTGCATGAGCAGTGTTTTACCGACACCGACTGCGCCCATGAGGATTAGGTTCTTGTGGAGTTTATAACCTCGGCCAGGGAATACCTCTTCGGCAAGAGGACACTCGTTGAAGTACAGGAGCAGAAACCGCAGGATGTCACGATTGTTGTCATCAATGACAAACTTGCGAGACTGGAGGCCGAGAATTTCATTTGCCACCCTCACGAGGAAGCGACAGTGAAATCCATACACCTCTTCATCTGAAAGGTCGGGAAACGCCTGCATCGCACGGCGTTGCTCATCTTTCATTTTTGTAACTGCACTTGACAGCCTCATGCTTTCAAACGAGGCAGCTGACTGGGCGTTACAGCGAAGAGTATGCAGAACAGCACGGTCCCACTCAATATCACCAGTGGGTTTAGCATTGTACTTCGCAAGTTCTTCAATCAAACAAGACGGATATGCCATAAGAGTTTAGTGTCAATCATCCATTCCACCGAAGCCGCCGTTGAAAGTGTAGTCGGAGGTCGTGGGGAAAGGAGGGTCATTGTCAATATTGTTGTCGGGGGCCGGGGGCGCAGGTTGCGGAGCGGGATATGCTTTTGTCATCCAGTAGCGCAAGTGGCTCTGACAATCCACGAAACTATCATGGTGGAGTTTGCCCTTGCGCTCCTTGTCATCGTTGCAACGATCAAGAAAGCGAGAGAGACGTTTGTCATATTCTTCCGCCGAGATGTTGAAATCTTCGCAGATAGTCTTTCGCCAGTTCTCATCATTGCGCATCTGCTCCACCTCCTGCTCATAGGTCAGAGAATAGTCATCTTTGGAGGAAGCAGGGCGAGATTTCTTTTTGCGACCGCCCTTCTTACCATTCTCAAACCGAGCCGTGTTAACGTCAATATTCGGCTTAATCAGAGTGAACATACCCTTTGCGACCTCGGAAAGGGTTTTGGGTGTCCGTCCGAATAGAGCATACTCGCAGATGGCAGGATAAATCTCTGCCTGCACATCCGGGGGCATACATTTGATTGCCTCATAAAAACTGCGGTAGAATATAAAACTTTCTCTCTCCATAGTCAGACTTCCTTAATGCGGATGCCATGCACATAGAGCATGAGTTTCCGCTTGATTTTATATACCTCGGTTAACACGCCTTTGGTGTCCTCCACGATGGTCTGCCCGGTTTCGTTGTCGGTATAGACAAAGTCGGCGATATACTTGCAGGCACGCTCCAAGCAGACGCGGACCGGCTTGCCTTTGAGGTTGGTGCCGCACTCGCCATACTGGGCAGGAATGAGTTCAAAGGATACTTGCTCACGAAGATTGGAGATAACCCCGGCGCGCTGCCATAGTTTGAGGGTAGCTGCCCGGCCATGCTCCTTTTGAGAGGCATGAGTGCCAACGCGCTTTGCGTGATACTTATTCGCCTTGCGTGGCGCGTTGGCATTGTCAACCTCATAACCTAATCGTTTGAGCAATTCAAGTTGATTAGTCCTGCGTTTAGCCATTATCGTTAGGTTTTGGCTTGGTATCCTTACGAGGAATTTCCAATGTTGCAGACTGGACCGTCTTGCCGTCAGAGGCGGTCATGGTTACACTTTCAACACCACCCTCGGCGCAGGCTTCCACAAACTTCTTTACATGACGCTGAACCTCGGGATGGCGCAGCATTTTGTCGGCTTCCTGCTGAGGCGTGAGGTTAGCCGGATACACCTCCACAATCTTTGTCTCGTTGATCGCCTCAATCTCGTAGTCAGCCATTGTGCCTTTCATGCCTTCAATGAAGTTGTCATAGGCATCTTTGAAGCAGGAAGCCTGCACGAGAATGTAAGAGGCGGTTCGCTTCTCGGTTGCGGTCTTTTCATCAAGCGTGATGAAATTAACCTTGACCTTATAGAACCTATCGCCAGTTGCATCCCAAAATATTTCAGAGATTTTGGTGGTGATTACTGAAGAAATGCGGAAGTCTCCGCTGATAAAGGGCGTGAGTTCCTCGGTTACTCTTGCTTCCGCTTCGGTGCAAGAGAGCGCGTCCACGAGGTAAGGTTCAGTGACTTTCTTAACCACGCCGTTTTCCATCATCTTGTCATAGCGCGCTCTGACTTCAATCCACTGTGCCATTGTTGAGTGTTGATTTAAGTTCTTTACTGATTTTGAATTTCACGGAGGTGTGAGCCGGAACGACAATCGGCTCTTTGGTCTTGAAGTGAGTTGCATTGCGCTCCTCACGCTGGACCGGCGAGAGTGTGCCGAAGCCACGCAGGGTTATTTCCTCGCCCTTTGTAAGAGCCTCCTTAATGATACGGATTACTCCGTCCACGGCTTTTACCGCAGTTGAGAGGTGCAGCTTCTCGGAAACCGCCAACTCCTTGACTAATTCATTTTTTGTCATAAACTTTTGATTTTAGTTTTGTTGTTAATAATCTTATCATGTGCGCCCTGCACTTGCATTTCTGCATGGGGAGGACATCGTATAGTTTGGCAGCCTCTTCGAGATACGAGATTGCTTTGAGCGTATCGGTTTTACTAATCTCCGGCATCGTTGTCAGGGTTAAGGAAGAGGTCTGCAAGTTGGTTGAAGTACATCTCATCCGTGGGGATTTCATCGTCAGTACCCATAATCTGACTGGCGATAGATTTCTTTGTGTGGATGATGTCGTAGAGGGTGCGGTCAATGGTATGCCGTCCGATGAGGTAGTAGCAGGTCACGTTGTCTTTCTGCCCGATACGGTGGGCGCGATCCTCGCACTGACAGCAGTCGGCATAAGTCCACGGAAATTCCACGAACGCCACGTTGGAGGAAGCCGTGAGGGTCAGACCGACACCGGCGGCCTTTATCGAGCAGATGATCAGTTGGGCTTGCCCGGACTGGAAAGCATCAACGGCCGCCTGCTTCATCGTCATGGAGTCGCGCCCGGTGACGCTGACCGCTTTGGGAAACGCCTTTTTCAGAGCGTCCACAATCTCGTGGAGGGAGCAGAAGAGTATCAGAGGTTTGCCGTTGGCAAGGAACGTCTTAACGAAGTCAACAGCCTGCTTGACCTTACCTTTGGCAGAGAGTGACCGCAGGGTCATGAACTTTACAAGAGCCTCCATGCGCAGCTTACGGCGAATGTCTATGTCATCGCACTCGGTGTACTGGCGCAGGTATTCGGCTAAATCTTCAGCCGCCAAGTTGTATTCATCACGATTGGAGATGTCAACGTAGAGGTCGGTTCGGGTCTTGTCGGGGAGTTGCGTCAGCACCTTTGACTTCTCACGGCGTATCATACAGCGGGAGTAGAGTTCCTCCGAGATGCGTTCAAGGTTGCGCGGTTTGTCCTCTTCATCTTTATTCCGGCGTTCTTTGGAGATTTCGCCACCGCCATAGTCGGCAAGGAATTTTGAACGGCCGCCGAACTCGGCAAGCCTACCCATGATTGAGAGCTGCGCAATGAGGTCAGCAGGGCGATTGACAACAGGCGTACCCGAAAGGAGTATGCGCCATTGCTTGCCCTCCACGATACCGCGCGTGAAGATTGTCTGCTGTGCAGAGGGGTCTTTGACGCGGTGACACTCATCTATGATGATAGACTTGAAGAGTTGGATGTGAGGATTGAACACAACATCTTTGAGCCGAAACGATTGCCCTTTGCGTGCCTCAATATCCCATACGAAATATTTGCGCAGGCTTTCGTAGTTGACAACCGCAACATGGTGCATACCCATTTGCAGGAGGTAGGGCCATGTTGTAGCCACGGAGTTATCAAGCACAAGTGCTTTCTTATCCGTAAACTTTTCAAACTCGCGCTGCCAGTTGATTTTGAGCGAGGAGGGGCAGATAACCAAGCAGGGATAAGCGTTGGCGCAGTCCACCACGCCGATACTCTGGAGTGTTTTGCCCAATCCTGGCTCATCGCCGATGAGGAAACGCTTCCACCGCAGACCTGCTTCAATACCTTCCTTTTGGTAGTCGTATGGCTCAACTTTGAGATTATGTTTGAGTTCGGTCATAAGGCAAAGCACCAGTATTTGAAAGCGAGGTCTTCATACTTCTCGCGTCCGCGAGAGTAGATTGCATCGCCTCGGTTGATGAATAACTTGAAGATGTTGCAGTTCTTTTTGCTAATGGCATATATGAAATCTTTGTCGGACTTCGCTATATCCATGTACCAAGCGCGGGACCGGTCCCAGTCAAAGAAATCCACCGCCTGCTCAAACTCCGCTTGCGTGGCGCAGGCTGTAGTCTTGAGGTCTCCACCGAATCGGGCAGCTTCCAGCCACCAATCCCATTTACAGCGAGTGGGAAGTGTGAAACGGAATCCGCCGTTTTCAAACTCCTGCGCCTTGTTAACCATGAACCGCTGTGTGTCGGCGAGTTCAAGTACTTTGGCAAGGAACTGGTCTCGGCGAGCCTCAGCCCGGAGAGCGCGTTGCATTTCGCGTGCATGAAGCCATTCGTCCTCATTGACCGGTTCGCCATCAATTGTAGCGTGCAGGAAATCCACTCGCGAGGGTTCGGTGATGATAGCGTCGACGATAGACCCGAAGCGGAAAGCCGCCTCGCGGTCACCGAACATCGGGCGAGGGTGCAGGAGTTCTTTCAATGCAGTGAGGTCGGAGTTGCTGACCTCACTGCGCTGATAATATGCATCGGGATTGTTCATGCTTACTTGGCTTTAACTTCCTCTTCGTAGTGTACGAACGGTGAACTGATGAGTTCGGGGCTGTCCTTGTCGTTGGCAAGTTTCTCGCAGAAGGTAATTTGCTTCTTGAAAATCTTGCAGAGTTCCTCCATTGAGAGGAAGCGACCCTCTTTAGACCACCACATAGACACTACAGCGAGCATACCTTCGGGGCTGTCTGTAACAATGCGCTTCTTCACGGCGGTTTTTGGCTGATAGCCTACCGGGGTAGCCACGGCGGCCTGGCCGAAGAGTCCGTCCATTTCGTTGGCGGTCTGCTGTGCTTTTTTTGCCGCCTGTGCTTCTTCTTCCTTGCGTCTGCGGTCCTCGTCAAGACGGCGAGCCTCTGCGGCCTCACGTGCTTCAAGTTCGGCTTTCATACGCGCCTGCTCTTCGGCATTGGCTTTCGCCATGCGCTCCAGTTCGCGCTTCTTTGAGGGCAGAGCGTCAACAATGGTGTCGCGGTATTCGCCGACCTCGGAGGCGTATTGCTCTTTGAATTGCTTGGAGAGGCGGTTGAGGATAGACTGGCGAATGTCAATAGCCTCGGCATCGCTGATTTCAAACGGCTTGTGGGCGTAGGACTGGCAATGCTGAAACCACTCGTTGCCGAGGGTGACGTTGAAGTTCTTGATTTTCTCGCTAACCTCATCAAAGTTCTCGATCGTGAGCGACTGGTTGAGGCTTGTAAGGGTGTTTATGTCGGCGGTTATTTTTCCGTCAAACTGACGGCGGTAATCGTCTTCGGCGTTCTGCTGATAGTCCTTGGTCGCTTTCTCGCGCTGTTGACGGCGCAGCTCTTCTTGGCGTGCGCGTTCAGCCTCTTCACGTTTTTTGGCGGCATAAGTGTTACGCGCCTGCTGAATGAGGTAAGGAACAGTGTCCTTTTTGGAGGGGTCAATAGAGTTCTCCATGCCAGTGAACTCGGAACGTATCTGGTCAAAGAGTTTGGTAAAGGGCGCACGGCGTTCGTTCATCTTCGTTATAGTGCGCTTTGCTTTGAAAATGAACTCGGCGCAACGCTTGTCAAGTTCATCGGTCATGCCGTGCTGCTGAATCTCGGCGAGAAGATTCTTGCCATAATCCGCGCAACGCATTGAGGACAGCGAGTTGATGTTGTATGCGTTCGGGGCAGATTGAACTATCATCTGCACATTCTCTTGGCGCAGGATAGGCAGGTTGGGGTTGGTTGTTTCTCCGCTTTGGCAGAGCGGTAAATCGTTTACACTCATTGTACTTTGGTATTGTAATGTTTATTAGAATACATCATCGCCACCGTCTGCGTTGTCGGCAGAGGCTTCGGGGTTGATTGTCACACCTGTGGAAGTGTCGGGGCCAGGAGCAAAACCAGTGTCCTGCTTGGGTAGGACTTCGCCTGTTGATCTGTTGACGGTCGAGCCGTCCTCAAGTCCGTAGATGCCATCGTTGATTTCCATGTCATCGACCTGCTGAGACTCCAGTTGCGTTGCACGTCCGACACGCGCTTTGGGGTAGGTCTTGAAAGCGTGCTTGATACACTTGGCAACGAGGAAGCCAGTGTCAATCTTCAGAGAGCCGTCCTGCTGTTGTCCGTAAAGCGCGTTGGGTTTGAGGTTTGTCCACTGATGTTTTTCGTTATCCCATCGGGCATTATTGCGTGCAGAGTATCCTGCAAGGCGGCTCCAGTCCTCGGGAAGCATAACGGAGTAGTCTATCGAACCATCTGCGCGTGTTATTTTCATGTAGCAGGCCACGATGTTGCCTGATGTGTGAGGATGACGACAAGTAAAGTTTACAAACTTGTTGCCGTTACGTTCTCCGTACTCAAACTCATCTTCGGCATAAACGATGATTGGGTTGTCGGCGTGACGTATCTGACCGACACGGGCGCGGTGCAGGAGTTCTCCGTAGCCGGAGATTGTGAGGATGCAGTGCGTCTCGTACTTGCTTTTCTTTTGTCCGTTCTCGTAGTATGAATCAACGGCTATAGAGCGAGATAGCAGATAACACTGTGCGCGTGAGCCGGGTTCAAGTGATAGCCCCGATATAGCCACATCGAGGAACGCTGTGAAGATTGAGAAGCGTGTACATTTTTTGCGAATGTCCTCTTTCTCGCCGATAATGCGGTTGAAAAATCGGCTTTCACGCTCATAGGCAGCTACACCCGGAACGCCAGTGGTGGGAGTCCACATCGCTTCGTAGATTTGAATGAACTTGTCGCGCACAAGTTCGTTTGTGGTGATGTCCTGCGGTTGCAGTTCGTTGATTTGCTCAACGGTAAGATTGATTTTACTCATACTTTGTGATACTTAAATGTTTGTTGTCTATTGGTGGGAGAGGCAGGAGTCGAACCTGCAACCACCGACTTTCGTTAATCGGCCTCTATCCATTTGAGCTTATCTACCCTCCCTAACTTGGCGAAGTTTACTTCGATAAGTAGTCCTGTTGTGTCCGTTGGAGCAGTCGCAGGTCTGCCGTGCGGTATTCCATTTTACCCGGACGCTTGCAGGGAGTGACTTTACCCTGCCTGCGCCACCGCTCCACGTTTGCCCTGCCAAAAATCGCAAAAGCCTTGTTTTGGCTGATGTATTCGGGGTCGTCCTTGAATTGTTGAAGCAATACGGCAACCTCGGCGGCTACATC